TAATAAATATTAATCTCACCTATACTATTAATGCTTAAAGCATAATTCTCATTTTCAATTATGCATATACTACCACAATCTATCAAGTCACTTTCATAAATATAATTAATATTCTTTAATTGACTTTTTATTTTGAGAAAATTTATTTTGGGGTAAATATTATTTGGATAAAAACTTTTCTCTTGTATTAACATATTATCACCTTTAACTCTACAATTTTTCTTTTACAAATTCTATAGCTTTATCCATTGTTGACCATACATCATTACCATATAGTTGAGTAAATTTTTCTCCTGTAGTCTTACTCATTTCCTTCATTTTATTACAAGTTACTCCACCAATTACATATAGATTTTGTGTCCTATGTGGTTTATAGTCTTTTATATCTGTTACTAAGTAACTTTCTTTTCTCTCTTATAATATAATCCTAAAATGTCTGCCGATACTTTATCATCACCACTGTACACTATTGTATGTTTATATCTATTATAATTGTTTTCTTCTGCTGAACTTATATGTTTAGTTATAGCTTCTACTATTGCAGTAGCTAACTTATCAGCTCCTAAACTCAAATACTTATTTGCATCTTCGGTGTCTACAAAGCATACTTCTATTAGCATACTTTTAGCTTTTGTTTTCTTTACTACATATAATCCACTTCCATCTTTTACCCCTCGATTTGTAAATCCTAAATCAGAGATTTTTTTACAAACATCTATAGCATCTTGATACTGCTTACCTTTATATGTGTAAACTTCACATCCTTTGCCACCACCTGCATTGAAATGTATTGATATGAACCAGTCTAAATCTTGTCTATTAGCTTGTGCAGTTATTTTAGACAGACACTCACTTTGTGTAGATGCTTTATCTATAGTACAATCAACTACATTGTTACCTAAAGTTTTTAATTTATCTATTACTTTATATCCTACATTTCTAGTTTCTATTGATTCATTTTATTTTCCCTATAGCTCCAGAACCTGGTCCTGTTTTTGTATGTCCACAATTTACACCTATTTTCATTATTTGTTTTCCTCCTTTAGTTGTTTGTAAGTTTGATTTATACCTATTGATATTCCCCAACAAATTATTCCCTGTAAGACTGCGTTAGGACTAAACCCTAACATCCAAATAGAAAATCCGATTCCCAACACAAGTAATATAATTGGAATGTATTTATTGTCTAATTGTTTATATTTTTTACAACCTTTACCTATAACATAAAGAGCAGCTACTAAAATTAGCAACTGCTCGGGTATAAAACTTATTAAATTATCCATCTCTTATCCTCCTAATTAAAATATTCCTCTTTGAACTGCAAATATAAAGAACCCTACAAGTGTTGTAATCATTGTTCCTATCAGCCATTTGAGCATACTTGTAAGTGAGTTTAAGTTCTCACACAATGCTTTTAACTCTGCTTTAGACTCTATATTTGCTATCTTTAATTCGTCTATTTCTTCTCCATGCTTATTTATTCTTGTTTCATGTCTTTTTAAATCTGCTTCGAAAAGTTCTTCATTCATGTAAGCCTCCTTATTTTTGAATAAAAAAAGACTATGCTATATAGTCCTCTCCTACAATTTCTTTATATTCTGTTGATGTTATCTTATTCTTTTCTACTGCTGTTTTAACTTGCTCTTTAGTCCAGTTATTATTTCTATAAAAATCTGTTATTATCTTATACCAGTTCATTTATATCACCCCATTTGCCATTAATTGAAATGTTAAATCTGCTATTGTTTGTTCTGTAGAGTTTACTTTATCTTCTAGACTACTTTTATTATCTGTATATCTATAGAAAACCTCTTTAGTATCTATATTTATAAATAACTTTGCTTCTTTATTTTCTACATATTGTTGTACTGGCAATTCCTCAATTAAAATCCATTTTTAAATCTTCTTCTGATAGTAAAGTTGGTTTATAATGTATCATCCCAATATATTTTATATTTTGTTCCTCTGTGTCTAGTAAATTTCCTAAATAAATCATAATTTAAAAATCCTTTCGTTAATTTTTTCTATTTAAGTCCAGCTTTATAACTTTTTGAAAAATTTAATGATGATGATGAAGTGAAATCAGTTGGATAACTGTATCTATAAAAATAATTATTAGCACCCGAATAATCAAAACACCAAACCCTATCGTTGTGGGTTGCATCTATAGTTATTAACTCGACAAATTTAAATTTTGATTCGCTTGTTGTAAATTTTTCTATAGTTTGACCATCATTAGATATTTTATAAAAATAATGCTTAGAAAGAAAATATATATTATCTTTGCTATCAATTAATGTTCTATCGCAAAATTCTGGATTATTAATAATAATGCTCCATATAAACTTACCATCCTTAGATAATTTTACTAAATAACCACTCCAATCACACGCATAAATATTATCTTGACTATCTACAGTAATTGAGTAAATTGGTGATGTTTTAGAAAAATAACTATATTCCCAAAGTAATTCTCCTTGTGGAGAAATTTTTTGAATACCTTTAGGTGGGTCAATCTCAAATCCATATCCACCTAAAATTATATTTCCTTGACTATCTGTTGCTATTGCTGTTATAAAACTTGTAAAACCTGCATATTCAAATAGCAAACTTCCATTTGGAGACACTCTTTGAACCTTTTTGTCATATCCCCCAGTAGCTATATATCCTTCTCTATCAATAGAACAACATAATAAAGGTTGAGAACCAGTTATATTTAGTGACCATATTACTCCTCCATTTGAATTTAATTTTTCTATGCACCTTTCATCAGAATAACATATTATTATACTATTATCCCTTTTATCGACATTTACGCAATCCATAGTGTTATTATTAAGATTATGCTCCCAATACTTACCTGAGTTGGAACAACTTCGTTTGATAAGTCTTTCATCATCAACACTTATTAACAAATTTTCCAAACTGTCTATATCTCTTAAACGTACTTTATTTTTCATCTCAGTAGAATATTCAGTATCAATATTTATACTGGTAAGATTCGTTCCATATGTTTTAACACTATTTATCGTTTTATTTATGTAATTACGATAAATACAATTATATATCTTAGATGCTGTAACTCCATCAGAATCTCCTATTATTTCTTCTAAAGTTTCTATAGTTTTTATTTTTTCAGACAATTCTCTCAATGTATTTTCTTGTGTTACATTAAACTTTTTTTCTATTAGAGTATTAGCAATTTCATTCTTTATTGTCTCAATTTCATTCACTCCACTTTCAAATGAAGTCATAAGTTGATTTAAGTTTGCACTATCTAACAATTTATTAATTGTCACCTAATCACTCCTTTTTATAATATGTCTACAAGTTTATTAAAGGCTTTGATGCCTTTAGTCTTTTCGCCATTTATCTCTATCATTATTTCTTTCAATGCTTCCTCTACGTTGTCACTTGCAAATAAATTATCTGTATCTTTTATATTTGTTTTATCTGTTGTGGTAAGTTGTGTTGTATCACCTATTTTATTGTTTAACTCTGTTTTAGCAGTTTCTATGCTGTTTGTTAATTCTGTTTTGGTTGTATCTAGTTTAGTGTCTAACTTATTAATATTTGATAATATTTTTTCTTCATCTTTTTTAGTCAAAAATATTGCAGTTGGGTCAACAACTAAAGTCACTTTCTCTACATTAGATACCTCTATGATAAATTTCAAATACAAATCTTTCATAGCTCCATTATCAACTTTTGGCTTGTAAGTTTCTGGGCTTTTACAAACTGCAATCATATCTCCTTCATTATCTATAAGACCCATTTCTCTAACTGTAAATCCACCTATCGAACCAGGGATACATGCTGTTGCAATAATCCAGTTAGGATTATTTTCATCATTATCAAAAACGTTTATATTCCCTTCCCAAACCTTATTTTTTAATGCTGTTTGGTCTTCTGTTGGATTATAATAATTTCCTCCACCATCTCCCGCTTGAATCTTCTCTAAAACTACTGACTTACCTAACATTCCTGCGTTAGCAATCTTAGCTTTGCCTATATTTGTTAGTATTGTGTAAAATTGTTCATCAGCCATTTGTACCACCTCCTACCTTGGATATACTGTTAATGTTTCTGAACTTATGTTATTAGCTAATGCAAACTTAGCTTTAACACTTGCTTTTACTTCTTTACTTGTATAAGGATATACTGTTATTTCTTCACTCATAATTGCTGTTTGTGCAAAATAGGTTTTACTTTTCAATAAAGATACTAGTTTATAACTTACAGCTAAATGAGAAGGTTTTATAACATTTACTCTCTTATATAAATCTTCTAAATCTCTAGGAAAACCTTGAGTACTAGTTAATTCAACACCAAAAGTATACGGAGATATATTTTCATTTATTTTTATGTTTGCACCTGTATAAGATTGAAGTATCATAGACATTCTTTTAGGTGTCATAATATATTTACTTTGAAGCTTAGCAATAACTTTTCTTCTTCTAATTTCTATATCTTCATCTAAATTAGTAATCAATCCTACTCTATTTTCCCAAAAGTTTAAACCCCATGTTGCAGTTTGAGGAAATAATTGTAACTCTATTTCTTCATTCAATAACTCTAGATTATCAAATTCGCTTCCTATAGCTTCATATATAGAGTTCATGACTAAAGATTGTTCATAGATAGGAGATAATGTTAAAAGCATTTCTCTACCTTTTTTAGAAGTTATCACGCTATCACCTCATTGATTATCTCACCTATTCCAACGACTTGGTCATTTAAAATAATATTTGTTGTTCCATCATTTATTGTCAAGTTAGAAAAATCTTGTATTCCTTCATCTGCAAGCATCATAGAACCTGTTAGTGAATAAATTGCATTATAAGAAACAGTACCTCCAATATCTATTTTGTCGAGGTATTTGTCTATTTTATTTTTTAAGATATTCAGCACAGTTTCTTGACTAAATCCATTTGAAAACACAAAACTAGCTTTTACATTAATTAGTAATGTTTGTGGAGTAGCTATAGTTACAATAGCACCTATAGGAGCTTTTCCATCTCGATTTTGACCTTCTTCTGTATTCAATGGATATATATATTCTTGGACCTTATCTATTAATTCTTGTGTTGCTGCTTTCCTATTTTTTATCTAGTATTAATACTTTTACTGTACCTGGTCCAGCCCATTCTGAAACTACATAAGCATATCCCACTCCATTAACTTCTTTAGCCCATCTTATATAATCTGAACTAGCTCCACTTAATTTGTCCTCTTGCTCTGCTACAAGAACTCTTTCTCTAAAATGTTCTTCATCTTCTATATCTGTTCCACCTTTGAAATCTTCCTTATTAGTAACAGATTTAAAACCACTAATAGAACCTAGTAAAACGGATACACTACCTTTAGACACATTCCCTATAGTTCCTGTAACTCTACATTCTGCTTTAATATCTACTATCTCACTTTCTCCTATAGTTTTAGTTTCAAGAAGCTCAAACTCTATGCTTTGTTTTTCATCAGTTGCAACAGTAGTTACTATAGTTCCTTTTGTAATTATAGTTCCTTGTATACCTGTAAAAGTAATAACTCCAACCGATTTAGTTGGTTGATTTTTAAATACTCCTTTACATTCTCCTAACCATTCTAAATAAGTTCCATAAGATGTTTGAGGAAATGCAATCTTTAAATTATTTTGTAATCCTAACTGTTTTAGCCGTGTGATTTCTTCTGCTGTAGGTCTTGTTGAATCATATATAAAGTCACCTTCTAATGTACTTACATCTTGAAAGTTACTTAGCATCCTTTCATGTACAGCGTCTTCATCTTCTGTTAAGAAGCTTGGTATAGGTAGCTCTCTTTCCATATAATCACCTACCTTTTTATATTGCCATCAATTACTATATTTTCATCATCTTTTGTGAGCACATCAAATTCATAATTAACAAGTCTGCTGTTTTCAAGCCAATTGAATGTAAAATTATTTACTTCTTTTGTGTAAGGATGCACTAAAAGAGTTTCTTTTATTAATCTAGTTATTTCAAGCTCTTTTGCACTTTGAGATAAGTTACTGGCAATTAAGTCTTTTATTTCACTTCCATATAGACTAGAATAAGCTGACCTTTTGTACCTAGGTGTTAGTATAGCCTTTTGACACCATTGTTTATATGCCTGCATCTTGTCACATTTTTTTAATGTTCCATCTGCATTTTTAACAAATTCGCCTTTTTCAAAATCAAATAAAAAAGACCCTTTTAGGTCCAGTTCACTTTCATTATTATTTTTTAATTCTATAGTTTCAAAAGTTTCATTTTGAGGAAATAGGTTTGGCATTTACAACCCTCCCAATTACTACAAATTCAGCTCCCATAACGGCTACTAACACCTTATCGCCTATAGCCAAGGGTTTTAATTCTTTTGGAGTTTCTATTTTATGTTTATGTCTATATTCTGCACCTAACATTTCATCTGAAAGAGTAAAATAATCCTCTTTCAAAGTTAAATTCTCTAATACTAGATAATCCTGTATTTCATCTTTATAACCATTAACCTTAAGCCCATTTGCTGTTATTTCTGCAAGTTCGCATCCTATTCCAAAAACTCCATCATTAACACTTTTATTCATTTTTTCTTTCAATATTCTAGCAACTCCATTAAATCTAGCATCAGTCATTTGTATAAAACTTCCTCCTTATATATTCTAAAGTCCCTATATTGAGCTTCATTTTCGGTTTAGAATCTAGTGTATGAGTAACATCTATAACATAATACTCTTTACCTTTTAGAGATACCTTATCACCTGCACGTATCCTATTTATATCTACTGCACAATCTACACTTATTGTTTCCTCTCCACTATTGAACATTGCTTCTGCTGCTTTCTTAGCTTCTTTAGCATTTTTTATCTTTTCATCTTGTTTAATCTTTTGTAGTGTTCCATATTTGTCTGAATCTTTTTTATAAGTTCCAATTATAGGTGCTTTTGTATTTTCATCTTTACTCTTACCTAAAACCTTTACAGATGTTACTGCATCATTAAAACTACTTGTAAAGTTCGCATCTTCTAATATACTATCTAGCTTATATACATTTACATTAGTACCAAGCTTAAATAATTTTAATTTATTATCCATTCTTACTCTAAATAAGTCTCCACCTTTACTTGCTGTTTCTTTTAAGTCTTTTTTAATCATATCTAGTATATTAGTCTTATGTATTACTTTAGCAAGTTTCTTCCCTGTATTAGCTAAGTTGTAATAAGGTATATTCCATTGTTTACAGTAGTACTCAATCCTCTGTGTCGCTGTATTTTCTTTAAACGAGTATTGTTCTTCACTTTCTTCCATGTAAACTGTTCTTTCTCTACAAGACAATGTCAGTTTTTTACTCTTTTCACTTCTCCTAGTTTCCCATATGACTCCATTGAAGATTGTTTCTTCTTTTTTACTCTCATATGCTATATCAATTAGAACTATTTTATCACCCTTTTTAATTCCTATATCTTGAAGTTGTTTAGGTTCTACTAATGATATATCCATCTTATATGCAACTCCGTCTATAGCTTCTGAGAGAGTTATTCCCTCGTTAAAATTTGCAATATCATATTTTCCGTTTAATATTATTTTCATTTAGAAGGTATCACCAACTTTTGTCCTTTTTTAATCACATTTGGATTTTTACCAATGACTTTTTTGTTTTCGGGTATATTATAAATCTCTGTCCATCTTGAACCCTTACCTAAAAATTTCTTTGCAATACTCCATAATGTGTCTGCAGATGTAACTGTATATGTTTTTGATGATGATTGAGTGTTAGGTCTATTGTCCTTTAAATCTGTTTTAGCATTACTTTTAGTTTCTTTTTTTAATGTCTCTATCTTCAGTTCTCTGTAAGTTCTAAATGTTATCTCAATGTCTCTGTCTTCTTCTCTTCCTGCTGTTTGGGTATTACTAAAACTAGATATTGTAACTAATCCATTGTAGCCAAACCCTGTCATGATAAGTCTTAGAGGTTCAGCTTGGTCTACCCATTTTTCAAGCATTGCAACTGTTTCAGTTGGATTTTTTAACTCACTATATCTGCAATAAGAAACGTCATATTGAAAAGGTAAAAATGTTTTAAATGATATTTCTCTTATCTTCTCCCCTTCTTTTTTAATGTCAAATTCACCTAGATTTACTATATCTACAGTTTCAAATCTTTTTTCTTTTTTTATAGATAAAGAATCTTGTGGGTTAACTGGAAAATGAAAATCTATTTTTTCTTTTTCGTTTTTTAGATAAATATCTATTACCAAGTTATCACCTCTTTTTTACAATAAAAAAGCACTTACTCTTAATAAGTAAATGCTTTTCTCCTATTCATATTCTTTTTCTAAAGTTTCATCAATGAGTTGTTGCACAAAAATGTTATCTATTTCTTCGTCTTCACTATTTGTTTCCCACTCCCAGCCACTTATACACCTAATTATATAGTCATCATACACTCCCAAATCATATACTCTAGATAGATTATTTATATTTATTTCTCCTAATCCTTCTACAAAATCAGTAAACCTCTTCAATTCATAAATTTTCTCGTTTAGCATAACTAAGTAATCTTGATGCAATTCTTCGTTATATGTCTTGCATGTCAGCTATTCTATATCAATGCTAAAAAGAGTTGGTTCAACTAAAGTTTCTTTTATACACTTTTTTATATGACTAGTTTTTATATTATCATCTAATATATATAATACCTCTTGTTTTTTCATATCTGCACTCCTTAAAAATGTCTATATTATTAGTTATTAAATGCTGGATGTAACCATACATTTTCTGCCATGTTCATAAATTCATCAGTTGTTGTAGCAACCCAATTTATGCCCTGTAGCGTACTTCTACTATACTCAAACGACAAAACTTTTTGTTCATCTTTATTACCTGAACTGTCAATTAAATTTGCTACAAACCAAAATTGATATTGCGTGATACTGCTTGAATATTTTTCATCTGTAGCTTTTATTATATTTTTTGCAGATAAAAAACCTNCTTTTTAACATATCCTTAGGACTAAAGTTATCCAATAGTTGCATTTTTATAACTACAATTTTATTGTTTTCGTCTAATTGTGTGTATTGAACATCTAATACACTACCTTTCTCCATAGTCTTTATTTCATTTTTTATATTAGTCCCTACATCATTATTATTATCTACATTATTTTCTTGACCCTTTTAACTTCTTCTTTTTCTTGACTTCCTCTTGTGTTTCTCTTCTTTTTCTTCATTTGTTTTATTTTTAGACTCATTATTGTCTGTATATGAAACTTGTTTAACTGGTACAGAATCTTTGTTATCTAGATCTCTATTTGTAAAATAAATTGACCTAGTACAACTCATCGTTATCAGCGCTAAAAAACACCCTAATACAACTTTCCCTTTATTTTTTATTCCTTATAGCTTTCACTAGAAATTCAATCGAAAAAATAACTAGAGTAATTGGTAAAAAACATATTGCCATACAAGCTATAATAATCCTCATTAGAAGATTTAGACTTTTAAATTTCTGCCACATAAAATTTCCCCCTCATAAATTTACATATTTTAACAATATTATAACATCTATAAGGAGGATTTTTTTAACAATAATTCGACATTATCCAATATCTTGCAATGCTTCTCTTATTTCACTTTCTACTTGAGATAATATTTCTTGTATCATTTCTTCTTTATTATCACTATTTTGAACATTTATAGATATTCCGCCTAAATTTATAGTATTATTAGAAGAATTAACACTGTTTGGTGTAGCTTCTTTATATTCTTTATTATCTGTATCTAAAACATTTGTGAGAGGAAATTGTCTAACATTATTTACAATATTAGAATAGCTTCCTCCAATTTTTTGAGAAGGAGTTGAACTTAAACCTAACATTTTTCCAGTTTGTTCATATAATCCTATTGCTCGATTTCTTCTAGCATTTGATAAGGGAATAACCATTTCAGCTCCATCTTCTCCACATATAGATGGTTTACTTGCAACTCCTCCTTCTGCAAATCGACCAAATATATTACTTAGTATTCCACCACTACTTTCATTTACTGTCCTTTTAACTGTTGTTTGAGTAGTCTTAACATTAAAAGATGCAGTAATTGGTGCTGAAACGGTTGCTCTTACACTATTCCAATAACTAACAACTTGGCTTGACATAGCACTAACTTGGCTTACTACAGAACTACACATAGCAGAAATAACACTTATTGCTGAACTGCTTAAACTTGTAAAAGATGTTCTAGCTCCGTTGTACATACTACTACAAGCAACTCTAACATTTGTTGATAACATATTAAAAGAAGTTGTAGCACCATTATATAAACTCGAACCTGCTTCTCTTCCAACTTGAGCTAATTGGCTAAAGCTTTGCTTAGCTCCATTGTACATATTTGTAGCTCCTTGCTGAACTGTTGTAGTAGCTTGGTTGAATGCTGTATCTATACCAGTTGTAAGATTACTATTATTAATTTGAGGTGTAGCATTATTTAAAGCATCTGTAACACCTTGTTGAGTTGCTACTCCTAATTCATTACCTTTTTGTTGTACGACTGGTACACCTGCTTGAACTCCATTTACTACACCATTTGTTAAATCTGTACCTAATTGTTGCCCTGCCTGTTGCACAGCTGGGTTTTCTTGTGTTAGAGCATTTGCAACCTGTTGATTTGCTTGTTGAGCAGTTTGAGAAGCTGAACCTTGTATTTGACTTGAAGCTTGAGCAAATATACTTCTTACAGTTTCTAAAGCTTTTGGTCCTTCTATTCCTAGATTATTCAAATTTTCAAGAACTTTACTAGCTTGTGTTTCTATTGGAGTACTAAAGTCTACATTAGCAAATACTTGCCCCATCTTTCCATCCATTTTACCTAATGCTTGTTGCATTTGTGGACCTGCTTGGTTAATAGTTCCAAGCATACTATTTATAGCGTTTTTTATTCCTCCACTATTAAATCCTTCTTTAAAAGAGTTAAATGTATTGCTTAAACCTTGCTTTAAATTTGTAGTATCCAAAGCAGAGGATGCTTGTGAGAAAATAGTTCTTAATGTGTCTATGGCTTGTGTTCCTTCCAATCCTAGACTATTTAGATTTTGCAATACTTTAGTTTTTTGTCGTGTCTATAGAAGAATTAAAATCTACTCCCTTAAAAATACTCGCTTGCTTTTCCTCCCAAGCTTTTTAATGTTTCTAGAGCCTGTGGTCCTGTTGATTTCAGCGAATTTAGCATCCCTGTTACTCCGTCTTTTAATCCACCTACATTTGTCCCTTCCTTGAAGGCATTGAAAGCATCACTCATACCTTGTTTAATACGATTTGAAGAACCAGCTCCATATTTATTTATAAAATTCATTGTCTCTTGTATGCTATTTCTGTAATCTTCTGCATTTAATTTTCCTGCCTTAAAGGCGTCATCTAAGTTTTTAGTAATTTTATCAATCTTTTCACTAGGTTTCATATTAGCACTAACACCCGACAAAATTATAGCCATATTATCATTTAACCCTCGCATCATAGTAAGAGAACCTTCACCCATACCATTTAAGCTACTACTTAATGCCTTTGCTATTTCTCTTGACTTTCTCTCAGTTACATTTTTAGTATTGTTCAAAAGNTGTTGAAAAAGNTTTTGTCACTCCTTGTAGCTCTTCTTGACTAGCAGTTTTTAACATAGCTGTAGCATTTGAAGTTTCTCCTGCTATATCACTCAAAGCTTCCTTTGTATTTGTTTTTATCTCTGCCATAGTTTTTCCAAAAAGATTTTTTAACGAAGAAGCTTTCTCACCCCAACTTTTATTTGATAATAATATTCCTATAGCTTGACCTATTGAACTTATGATTATAAGAAGATTTCCTCCTATAAGTTTTATGGTTCCTCCTACACGTTCCATAAGCCCTGTTACAAAATCACCAAAAACACCAAACTTCTCTTGTAAAGACATTATTGCCACTTTATTGTTGGATATTGCAACAGACATTCCTGCAAAGGCTATAACTATAGCTCCTATAGCAACTGGTAGTAACATGGCACTTATACTTGTGGCTCCTATAACTGTTTTAAGTAAACTTAATGACCTTATTGCACTACCAAAAGCAAAAGCTGTTTTAAGTACTAATATTGCTCCGACTACAGCCATTATGCCAGGCAATAATACTTGAAATCCTGCTTTTATTTTATCAAAGTTGTTTACAAATTTTTCTGTCACTCCAACTATAGCATCACCTATTTTAGGCATATCTTTTATAAGTTTTTCTACAAATTGACGAGTCATAGGACCTAATTTACTTCCTACCGATATTCTTACATCATCAATAGCAGATTTTAAAAGTTCAAATTGTCCTGATAAGGTATCTAACTTCATATCGGCAATTCTCTTAGCTTCTCCTTCACTTTCATTTATAGCCGTTGTTAATTTATTAAAGTCACTTTCACTAGCATTTACTACAGCCGCCCAACCTGCCATAGCTGTTCTTCCAAAAATAGATTGTATAGCAGCTCCTTTTCAACTTTTTCTAATCCACCAAGTTTTTCTCTTAAACTTCCTATAGTTCCTGCTAAATCTAAACTTCCATCTTTATTTTTCTTTAATTCTATGCCATATTTTTTAATTGCAGAAGCTGCTTCGGCTGGTGGCTTTATTAATCTAACTAGACCTCCTCTTAGTGAAGTACCTGCCATGCTCCCTTTAACGCTTGCACTAGCCATCAAACCTGTCGCAAGAGATAAATCTTTCATAGATACTCCTAATGCTCCACCCATAGAACCAACGTATTTAAATGTTTCACCCATGAGTTCAACACTTGTATTGGAGTTTGTTATAGTTGCTGCCATAACATCTACAAATTCAGTTGTATCATTTGCTGTTAACCCCAATGCAGTTAAACCATCCGTCACTATATCAGACGTTAGTGCCAAATCGGTTCCTCCTGCTGCGGCTAAATTAAGAACGTCAGGTATCGCTTTTATCATTTGCTCGGACTTCCATCCTGCCATACCCATGTAATACATTGCGTCTCCTGCATCTTTAGCTGTAAAACTAGTTTCTCTCCCAAGCTGTCTAGCTTTTGCAGTTAAAGCTTCCATTTCTTTTCCTGTTGCTCCACTTACGGCTTGTGTATTCTTCATACTTTGTTCAAAAGTAGCAAAACCTTTTACAGCAGACCCTACCCCAATTCCACCTATTAAAGCTCCTGCGGTAGTAGCCAGTCTAGCAAATTTACTAATAGCTCCATTTACAAAAGAATCTATTTTCCCTGTTAACCCTCCTAAAACCGAACTAGCTTCATCCCTAATTTTAACTGCTGCTTCATATCTCTTACTCACAAATTCTTGTAATTTATTTTTAGTTCGAGAAATAGTATTTATAGCTTCATCAGCTTGAGACTTTATTTTTATGATAGTATCAGCTTTTAAGTTCTGAATCTTAGCTTTCACTTTATCTATTATAGAACTAGTTTCGTCCTGCCCTCGAATTATCACAGGAGGTACAGGCTTAGCAACTTCTTTTATCTTATTATTAACTTTGTTAACAGTAGAACTCGCATTATCTGTGGCTTTCAACCTTGCTGTTACTGTCTTTCTAGCTTTATTAACATTATTACTAGCTCTATTGGCTACTGGACTAGCACTATCTGTAGCCTTTATTCTTGCTGTAACAGTTTTTTTTACTTTATTCATATTGTTATTAACTCTATTTACAACACTTGAAGCTTTATCTGTAGCTTTTATAGCAGGATTAACCTTTATTTTATTAAGTGTCTGCATCCTTTTTTCTGTCTGCTTCATGTATTTTTCCATAGCACTTAGTTTGCTTTTTGTTTCTCCGTCACCTTTTGCACTTATGACAACATCAATATGATACATTTCCTTTTTAGCTATTTCCCTCACCTACCTTTCTACAGATATTTATTTTTTCATAGCTTTATTCTCTCGCTCTATTTCATTTTGAGTAAATACTTTCATTAAGCGTTGAGACATTAAATTTTTCTTAACAAAAATATCTGGGGGAACATGATGCTTAACAAAGATGTTATTTAAAACAGTCAGTCGTCCCCCATTTTTATTTAGTTTTTTATATCATCATCACTTATCTCATCATAAAAGCCAGATAATTCTAAAATTTGGTCGCTTATTTTGCTTAATTCTCCAGCTAAGAATTTTCTCTTTATAAATTCTCTAGCATTTGTTACTTTCATAGCATCAAGTAATTTTTGATTAGAAAAATTAGGTTTTACAGTTCCTTTTTCTATTAATGCTAGAGTAAACTCATCATCATTTAATTTTTCTTCTCTTCGCCCTTGGACCTTTACAATTTTAGTGCAATCTTTTCTTATCTTACTAATCTCTTTTTCTGTTAATGCTTTCAATGTGATTGGTATTCCTAATCTGTCTAAAAACACAGTTCTTTTAGGCACTGGTGAATCCTCTAATAGCTTTGCTATTATTTCATCCTCTTTCATAATCAATCTATCTTCATTTGTTTCTTCTATTTCTTCATCTAAATCATTATCTTCTTCTACTACTTCATTTTCTAACTCTCTTTTATATATCTCTGACATACTATTCCTCCAATATTTTTAATTTTAAAAAGCTATAAACAAAATCAATTGTTCATAGCTTTAAAGTACAACACTATTTTGTTTTAAAGTTCATTTAACAAATCATATCCTCTAAAACTTCCCTCTACTTCTATTTTTACAATTTCACCAGCTTTAGAATTTATAAGAGGCAATTTTTTTAATCTACAATTCTTTAATCTAATACTTTCATATCCTAATGTTTCAGAATTAGATAAATTATATATTATTTCAAAAGACCTAAATCCTAATTTTGCAAATCTTGAATCTGTCTTATATCCATTCAAGGAGAATGAACCTTTAGTAGTACCAACCCTTGATATTTCATTTTGACACCCTAACAGTTTAATACTTTGCTCATCTTGCTCAAAATCAGCTTTTATTTCTTCCATGTATAGCTCTTCTACACCATCAATAAGTATAACTACATCAGAACCATTCAGAAAACTGGCTTCTTCTATATAATCATCATTGTACATAATCTATAACCTCCTTTATCCTAGATATCCAGTACCATATATTTTTTTCATCACATCAACCTTAACAGCATCCCATTTCCAATAAAACTCATCAGCTTTGGCAGTTACTTGAAGCTCTGTATCTATATCAACATTAAATTCAGATATAATACCTTGACTCATTAATTCTTCAAAATATTTCTTTAATGCACATATAACAGTTGTTTGACCTGTTGAATCGTTAAATATTTTCCCTACAAATTCTTTTCTTTTTAGAGAAGTATCTTTATTTATAGTATTAATAAACATAATATTAGAGATATATCCCATTGCTTCGTTTTTATCATCTGTATACTTCTTAAATGTGTTTACATCATCAACTATAATCACGTCTCCATCATCAAAATCAAGTATTAATGTTCCCGACTTTAAGCACTCTTTAATCTCCGATTGGCTTAGACGTGGTTCTACTTCTTCAAATATAGTCTTAGCGTTGCATATACTTCCTGTTATACCTTTGCTTACTGCTAATGCTCCTATATAAACAGCTACTTCACTAGGTGTATACTTTACATTTTCAAAATAGGCTGAGCTTCCAACATTAACTATATTTTCATCATTAAAACTTTTTGATTTATCATTAATTTGTTTTATATTATCCTCTGTTTTTCCACCAAGAAATAACAATATATCTTTTCCTAGCTCCTTATTTTTAGCTACCCAAGCTTTTGTCGTTTCTTGTAATGCTTCATCAGCTACACCATCAAGTACAAAGCTATCAAAACTATATCTTTCAAATTCTTCTAAAGCTTTTAAATAAGATTCATTTGTTATAGATGTGCAACCATCATTACCACCTTCTAAAGCTTGATTTACTACATTCGCTAGAGTTGTATCGCTATCAACTACTTTAGTTGCAACTATATATTCATTATCTAAATTAGAGTTTATTTCTAGCACTATTTCATCTATAGTACCTTTAATACTCGAACTAAATAACTGCTTAGTTCCTTCAAAGAATATAAAGTCCTTTTTATCAGAATCCACTAGATTAGATTTTATTGTTACATTAAAATTCCTGCTAGTTGGATACTTAGTTTCTAGCTTAATCACATCTTTTGCACTATTCTCTGTAGTATCTTTTAGAGTTAATGCACCCTTTTTTTGATTTCCATCTACGAGTCTATATAATAACAGCTCCTTTACATTACCTAGTAAAGCTAGTTTTCCAAGTTTGGAAGCTGAATAATTCATATCATCCCCAAATGATGTTTTAAGCTGTCTCAAATCATTTTTTATTGTTACAACCTTGCCAACTTCTCCCCAATTAGCCCTAATAGGCATTGCTAATCTACCCTTTAAACCTGTATTTGTAGACTTTTCTGCTTGTGTTTTAAAGCGATTGTAAAAACCAGGTATCTCTTTTCTTTCTTTTTCATTCCATGTGCCAGTTGCCATTTTACTTCACCTCTCTTTCTAAAAACTCTTTTATTAGTTTCTCAAACTCTGATTTTGTAAGTTCTTCTTTCTTACAATTAAATAAAGCACCTGCAACTACCATCTTTTCGTAGCCAAGTGCTTCACTATTTTTTAAGAAATCTTCTTTCAAATATTTTTCTTCCTGCTTACTTACATTAGTCTTTTTATTATTTGTTTCAGCCAATCCCTACACCTCCTATCTTAAATTTCCATTACTATAAATCTCATTCATAATAGGTCCTTCTCTTTTTATCTTACCTATCATTTTAAATACTACAGTTAATTGTCCAGTTGTAAACATATCTAATTCCCTATCCTCAACCACGCTAACAAGAGTTAAATACATGTTCTTATCTTCTCTAAGTCTTACTCTCTTGTCTATTATTAAGCGTGTTTCTAATGCTTCAAGAAGCTTAACTATTTCATCCTTATTTTTGCTAACAACATGACATTTCATAGTTTTAGTAATCTCGATTAGATGATAGTTGATTCTTTTGTTTTCAACATTTGTAGTTCTCCATAAGCAACAAGGTGCTATAAAGTTTTTCTTCCAATTATCTTTGTAACTCTCAACTCCTAATAAATCTTTTGTGTACTTAGATAAAGCTTCAACCCATCTATCACTAGTTATATCATCTTTATCATCTAAAGCTATTACACTAAACCTTAGACACCTTATTATAGCTTCCCATTCTTCATCTATGACGTCTTGACCAACTGCACCCTCATAAATACAAGTAAATACCTCGTTAGAAGTATCATCTGTTATAGTTTTAAAATCTAAAGTTTCTATAACTTCTTTCGTAAGTTCATCTAGTTTATTAAATGTTGTTCTTTTCTCATATAACCATATATTTATAGTCCTTCTAAAACCTATAACATCACCCTCGTTGTCAGCATCTTCACCTTGAACAATTACAGCGTAAGGTTTTATAGTCTTTTTGTTAGGTACTGTTGGTTCATAACAATCTTTAAGTCTTGGTATGTTCTCAATTAAGGCTTTTCTTATTCCTGCTCTCATATTATTTACTCCAATGTCCTTCTACTAATTTACCTATTTTAGGCATATTCTTGCTAACTGTAGATTCCAAAGAATTGGTTCCTTTAGTTCCGGGATGTTGTACCTTCATAACAGGATGTGAAGCTCCATTCCAAAACAAAGCTTTTGCATTTCTTGGTCTTATAACATGAGGTGCTGAACCTTCTTCCAAAACAGTTCCATAGTCAACTCCATGTCCTAACCTAACAATGTATTGATTTCCTCCACCTAGACTAGTTCCTGTTATCCCTTGTCTTGCATTTCCTGTCCTATCAGTCCACTTTGCACTATTCTTAGCTTCTCCTTCTAACATAAAAGCTATATTCATACACAGAAGTGGCATTGTAGACTTTTTCCTATCAATTTCATTTATAGCCTTAGTAAACACACTCATTAAATCACCTCTAATCTAGCTTTTCAAGACCACATATATAACCACAGATTTTGCCTTCAACTACAATAGGATTTACATAGTTTAGTTTCATAGTGCCTTCAATACATTTAAAAGTTATCTCATTTTCTGTATTCAATCTTAAATCAGCTTCTTTATCTGCAACCATACCAAAGTTTTTATTTTTATAAGCTGTACCAATAGTTTCACTATTTATTACTGTATCATTTAGTTTTTTCGGGATATATAACTACTGTTAGTTCCTTTATTTCATTTATAATATCAATAGCTCCATCAACTATTTTCTTAATTTCATGTTCTATAGTTATTGTTTGAGGATTTAAAGCTATTCCTCTATTGATAGTCTTTATTATCTTATCAGCTCTTAATTTTCTCATCGGCCATCAACTCTTACCATAGACGTTTTATATCCTGTGACAGTTGTTTCATTCTTTGATTTTTCTTCTAAATAATCAGATTTGTATATATCAGCTAGAGTCAACCAATATGAGCTGTTGCTAGACTTAGTTTCAATAGGACCTATTTTTATTTCATCATCTGTAGCACCTTTTAATAAACAACCTCTCCATGAAGCTTTTAGAATATTATTGTCATTAGATTCAAGAAGTAACTGTAATTGTTCATCTGTAAAATATGGATACTCTTCTTCTTGCAAATTGAGTTTTAATTTATCTAAATCGGTAATAGACATATCTACTCACCATCTTTATTAAGAAGCTCATTATTATTCTTTTCTTCAACTTCTCCTATAACTTCTATATATCCCTTTTCTTCCATAAGCTCTTGGTCAGCTTTTCTAATCTCAAATATATCATCTATTTTGTAACATTCATTATCATATTTTAAGTAAACTAAAGCTTTTACTTGCATTAAAATATCTTTCTTTTTAGCCATAATATCACTCCTTTTTAAGATGCTACTGTAGCAAAGAAACAGTCATCTGCTCGTTCAAAACTTGGTATTCCTACCATAGACACTTTTGTATCTACTGCAACAGGGTCTTCCTTAACCATAGTTGTAATCGCTATACCAGTTTTTACAACTTGTGTATCTAACTTTCCACTACCATATTGACTGTCAAATTCCTCTGGAGTAGTACCAAATATAGTTTTACCTATAGAACCCTTTGGAATTAAAGACACAAGATTATCTTCATAATAACTCATTGTTTTTTCTTCTTCATTTAAGAAAGTTCCATTTAAAATTCCTATTTCTAAGTCTAATTTTTTCTTTAAAAATGAAATATAATCATCATCAGTAAGAATTATATCTCCAAAATTTCTAGTTTTTAAATCATTTGTTATAGCTTCATTTTGAGTTATATATCCGAATGTTTTTTCAGTTAACAACATTCTTGTTGGCTTTTCTGAACCTTCATCAACAAATACTTTTTGCCATCTTTTTATGTCTCCTACTATATCAGCTTTAGGGTCACTCCACATTGCACTTCCTGTTAAAACTTCTTTATGATTAGTTGGTATATCATAATCAACAACAACATCTCCATCTTTTGTAATAAGTTCTATTTCACCTTTTTGCATCAATTGTGCTCTCATTCTTGTCATTTGAACTCCTGCTCCATCAACTAAACTTGCATAGTTTTCAAATACGGTTTTAATCAAAGACTCTACTAGATTTTGATTGTTGGCAGTTTGGTATATAATCAATTGTCTTCTGTCATTTTCATCAATTCCAATGGCTTCCTTGAAAAATGGCATTTCTTTTTTCTCTATAGATACATCTGCTTTCAATGCTCTTACTTTTGCTGCTGAATTAAATGTACTCATTCTCAGTGCAACTGGCTTTTTCTTGCTTCCTTTTGCTATTTCTATTTCTGTAGATAATTGTTTTGTTATTGGAAATAAAGCTTCGTCAATAGTTGTTTGTGGCGGTAAATTTTTAATATATAAAGCTATTTCCCTAGAATTTATAAAGTTTTTTAATTCCATTAGTGTTTTCATCCTCCTATTTATATAAATAATATTCTTCCTGCTACTGCTTTTTCAGCTTCAGCAGTTATTTCTTCATTTGTGTATTCTTTTAATCTAGCTTTATTAAGAAAGCCATGCACTAATATTGGTAATATTTCTGTCCCTTTTGAATCATTGAAATCAACTTCATTGAATAACACTCCATAAGTTGTTGCATCATTTGCAGGTAACCCAGTACTATTTACCAAAGTACCTGCTGGTAATACTCCATCAACTAATTTACTTTGTACATCAGTCTTTTTTACCTTAAAATTTAAATTGATATAATGTTCTCCTGCTATATCTCTAATGTCTTTTTTACCTACAGAAATGGTTTTTGAGCTTTGTCTCATCTTTTATTCCTCCTTATAATTTATTTAAAAAAGCTGTCTAGTGTTTCTGTAGCCTTACTTGCCTCTGCTTTTTCAGCCGCTAACCTTTCTCCTAGACTCTTTTTCTCGCTTCCTTCTTCACTTGATGTAGTAGAACCTAAGCTATCAAGTGGTTTACCATCTATTTTTATTTTTATATCTTCTTTATCTTTAAATAAATAACTATCACTTTCTTGATAAGCTTTTATTTGTTCATCTAAACCAATAAAATTGCCATCAATTAATTTAACATTTTCTTTGTTTATTAGTGCTGCCAAAGCTTTTGGATTTCTAGGATTATAACTTTCAATAGCTCTTTCAAAAGCTGTGTTAAACTTTAAAACCTCTATTTCTTTTTCTGCATTTTTCTTTAATTTCTTTATTAGCATTTTTAAGACTTTCAATTTCATCAGATAACTCTTTGTTGTCTTTAACTTTGCCTTGTAAGTCATTTAGTTGCTTATCTCTATCCACTATTTGCTTTTTATATTCTTGAATCTCTTTATTAGCATTTTCTAGTTCTGTCTTTTCAACATATTTAGAGCTTTTGATATTATCTAAAAGAAGCTTATTTTCTTTATCTTTAGATAATTTTTCATAAACTTTTTGTCCTTCTTCATCCCCAAGCAACTTTTTAAAATATTCTAACATTCAATTTCCTCCTTTAATGCTTCTTTTAATGAACATTTAACACCATCCAGCGTTTCGTTTATTTTAAAATCTTCTTTAATATTAAAAACTGGTTTTACATCTACATTTATTACAGAGTTTCTATTTAAATTAAATATTGTAGGATTATCCTTAATAAATTCATGCAAAACACTACTAAATCTTTCTATTATCATTTCATCCTGTTCTATACAAGCATGTTCAAACAGAGCATGAATAACTTCATGTAAAAATACTTTCTCTTTATACTCTTTTCCCACATTATTTTTAATTCTTATCTCCTGCTTTTGATAAAATATTTGCCCCTCTACAGCACAATCTTCTTCGGATGGACAATCACACTCTATTATTTTGTAACTAATTCCACCAACTTTTATGGTTTTTGGTATGTTCATATTAATGTTCCTCCTAAAATCAATCATAATAAAAGCACCTATTAATATTTAATTAATAAGTGCTTACTTTACTTTTGTATCAATTCTTTTAACTTTTCTTTGTACTCAGCATAACTATTGTATTCATCATAGTTAAAGCCAGGTGCATTTTTACCATACTTCTCTTTATATAATCGTCTTAACTCTAACAATTTTTTATCTTTTCGCATTTCTTCAAGCAATTTAAATCCCTCCTAACAATTCGTTAAATATTTTATCTAAACTATTTAAATGTTCTTTAATAAAACTATTTATTTCTTTATTATTCTGATATTTTAGTGTAAATAAATTAGCAAATATTTCTTTCTCTTTATTTCTGTTTTTACTCCAATACTTTTCACTATGAGTAGCTAATAAATCTTCAAATTCATTATTAGATAATGCTCCTAGCACATCACTAATAAATTCATTGTTGTACAACTCATTAGAATTAATATATATACTTTGCAAGTTCTCAATATTCTCCATAACATATATAGAGCTACTTTCAATAGCTTGTTGGAACTTAATATTATTATAGCTCTTAATTTCTTTTATATCAATTCTATGTGCAAACTCATGAAGTAAAGCAGCTTCTTTATTATAAGATTTAAATTCCCTGATGTTTGGATTAATACCAACTAAATCAACCTTAGTATAATAGATAAAAGGTATTTTTTGACTATTATCTATTATTATTCTGTTTGGATTTACATACTTATTAATATATTTCTGAACCTGTTTAGGTGCCTTCTTTGACTTATTCTTGATTGAATTAGTAATGTTCTTTTTAATTCTATCATTTTTACTATTTGTAGTTATTTTATCCTTTTTATTTCTTTGTTTCTTAATAACTGGAACACTATTATTTTGATGCATTACTCCATCAAACCAACTATCAAGAATATCATTATCTCCACCAGTTACCCAATCGTTCATCATTTTAGAAGCTTCATTTATTGGTACAATTACTTGAACTGGATAACATAAACAATTAGGGTGTGGAATAGGATACTTTTCGGGTGGAAAAACTCCCTCACCTAGCCCAAAACGATTTTGTTCTGCATACTCGTCACATTCATCCTCGCCCCTCCATTTTACTTGTCTAATATAATGTTGAGAACTTAGGTTCCATTGTAGACCAACACAAAATGGATTATTTATTGCATTTTGAACACTCGTTTCCACAAAAGCATGTGTTATAGAGGTTCTAGCAAGTCTTTGAGCTTGGTAAGATATACTTTTATTCATTCCAACTTCTAGCGTTTTAGCTTCTGTTTTTCCAACTGGATTAACATAATTATCTAGGTTCTTTGCTAAAGTCTTTGCATTAGCACCTTTTGCAACATTAGCTTTTATTAATCTATCAATATCTTTTCTACTTTTATTACTATAGCCCCAAATTCTACTATCTAATGACCTTTTATCTTTATAAAAGTTACCTGTAATCAATTTTTCTACTACACTAGTAGTTGTCTTTATACATATAGCATCACATGCAAGATTTATAGGTTTATTTGGGGCTATTGATTGATAGTAATACATTTGTAATTCTTTAGATATATTAGAAGCCTCTATTATGCTTTTTTCTGTAACAGATACCAATCTTTGGTTTAGTTCTTCAATATACTTCTCGATTGATTTATTTAGCTTTTTTAAGTATTTAGTACTTAGATTTAACGCTTTATTTTTAGCAATATCACTTAAAATAGTTTTACTAGCATCTTTGTAAACATTTAATATCTCTAGTTGTGCTTTTTTATCTAATAATAAAAGTTTTTTTCTAGCTTCAAGAACTTTCTTTGTATAAGAGTTATCTTTCATATTAATACCTATTCATTAGTATTCTTATTAGAATTTTTATTGTTAGATTCATTATTTAATTCTTCATCAATATTATCAACCTCTATATCTGCGTCTTTTCTGAACTGGTCTTGCTCAACTGATTGTATTTTTTCAATATCTTCTAATACTTCATTAAAAGATGTTTCGTAATCATCATCACTACCAAAATCTTTTATATAGCTTCTATGACTTCTAACATTATTGTTAACTTCCTCCATAGCAAGACGTTTGTTATCTTCTTCATCTTCGGGTATTGGGAATTTCTTTTCTAAAACTATTAGATAGTCTAGTTTAGTCCAAGTTTTATTATAGTTATCATAACAATTAAGTTTGTCACATGCTTCAATTATTAAGCTAATTAATAATTTAATACCTGGTTCCCAATCGTTCCATTTCTCGTAACATCTAGCTATCAAATCATAATAAATATACTTCAAAGCTTTTGCGCTAGGGATATTAAGAAGCTGTTCGGGCTTTGGAATACTCAATTTATCTGACATACTATCTTCAAGCCTTTTTAAAAACATATTAATTGGTTCAGCACTAGAAAATGAACTTTCAACCCTTTTGCTTGTGCCTGTTTACCATTTTCGCTTGCATCATTACTTTTTAGTGGCATCAATGCATTAGGAGCTATTTTGGTTTTATTTACAGTTTCTTCAGTAGCATCTATAATAGCAGTCTGACCAAACATTTGGAATCTTAGAGCATCTGAAAAATCAGAAACCCTTCTATTAAGTTGATTTTGAAGCTCTTTTAACTGTGCTATATCACTTTGACCTCTTGTATTTATTAGGTCACTTTCATTTAAAAATAAAGATACATGGTATTTTTGTAAAAATTGTATCATATGTTTCAATACTAATAGGATTGCTTAAATCTTTTTCTTTGAACTGTTCTATTTTAAACTTACACACATCATTTTCTAAGTAATAAGTATATCTATTATATAAATTATCATCATCTATTTTGCTTATAAATCTAACTACTACAACTTTAGTTAGATTACCTTTCATATCAACCTCATAATTAAAGTCGCTTGGATCATGATAATATAAACCAATTGGCTCGCTTTTGTTAGCTTCAACTCTCAAAAGTACTCTTTTAGTTACTGTTGCAATTCTAAAAGCTTTTAGTGTCTCGCTCCAAAACTTATTATCATCTAGTATATCATCAATAAAAATTCTTAAATTCTCACAAGCTTCTTTATCTTTTTTATCTCTAGCTTTAAACAACAAATTAGGTTCTTTTCCTAAGAAAAACCTTGCTTGTTTTTTAATTAGAGGTTCTATTTTATTGTCTATTAATTGCGTTGGTACATAGTCCAAGTTATCACTTACAATCCAGCTTTGACCTAATAAACTTTCATCAAGTTTATTCTTATCTTCTTCACTAATTGCACCTTTGTAAAAAAAATAATCTTCTTTTATTCTTCTCATTTCTTTTTTTTGTTCAGATGTCAAACCAAGCAAAGTATTTTTTACACTATCCACTAGAATATAACTCCTCCTTTCTTATTATATTGATTTGGTATATTATTTTTCTTCAATCCTAAGCCTTTATTATAAATATCATTATTATATTTTAATTCTTTAATGTCTGATACCTCATAACCATCAAGTGCATACCATATAGCACTGAATGTATGGGGGTCTATATTAAATTCATCATATATTAAGTTTCCGTTTTTATCTGTAGCATATGTTAAGTTCTTTAATTCCTTTATTGTATGCTTACACTTACTTGAACAATAAATTTTTTAAATCTCTTAACCTTCTTAGTATTTTGTAGTCTACTTCCAGCATATTTCTTAGCACCAAATATATTAAAACCTTGTTGTCTAAAATATTTTATAGTTTTAGGTTCAGCAGAATCAGCTTTTATTAGTTCTTGAGTGTCTTTAAATTCTTTAATATCTTTAACAGTCACATCATCTGTAGTTTGGTTTTTATAATATTCCCAGTAAATATATAGATATTTGTTCTCGTGGTCTATAGCTAATCTTAAAAGTGCATTGTATGATTTCTCAAATCCAAAATCGAATCCAACTTTATAATACCTTTGTGGTATATTAGATATTTTATTTATAACTTCTTGATGTTCCATAACTTCAAACTGTGGTAATACTTTAGTTCCATTTATACCAAATCTTCCTTTTCTTGCTATTCTGTATAAGTCGTAGTCATATTCTTTCATTTCATCAAGCTGTTCTATATAACTTTCAGGCAGAAAAAAATTAATCATCTGCAACTGAATGATGATAATAGGTATTATTCTTTCTTACTATTCTATTTTTATATAACACAGTATCATCTAATACAAATCTGTCTTTTTCCTCATCTCTAAAAAAATGTTTATAGGTCCAGTTATCTTCGCCAATTGGATTAGTTGAACAAATTATATGATTAGATAAACTAGGATGTCTCAAACGTCCTAAGAGTTCTTTAAAACCAGTGTATTTAACTTCCGAACACTCTTCTAGCCATATTATAGATACACCATTTATCGACTTTAATTTAGCTGGATTATCCATACCTTTAAATATTATTTTACTTCCATTCGGGAATATAACTCTCATAGGACTTGTTTTAAATGATAATATATCTCCTAAACCCATACTTTCTGCAACTTCTTCTAATAAAGAAAAACAACTATCTCTCATTGTGTCATATACTTCTCTTACAACTAAAGCTTTTCTTTTTTCTTCAAGAAGCTTAATAATTAATTTAGTTGCTACATGATAACTCTTTGAGCTTCCATATCCTCCAACAAGAAAATAAAATTTGTAATCCCAGTTAAATATAAAATCATAAAAATGGTCATTAGATATAAATTTACTTTCCATTTTCTCCACTCGCTTTCATAATTCTTACAGTTATTTCTTTGTCTGTATCATCTTTATTTAGGTTATCAACTTCACATTTTAACTTCTCAACTCTAGCTTTCTGCTCCTCTGTAGCTAAATTCCAATCCTTATGAATCATTTCATCATATTGTTTAATTAAACTTCTAAGTTCACTCATAGCCCTACTCTGTGCATTAAGAAAAGATGCTTGCCTATCCCATGCAAATTGAAATTCATATTCTATCTTCTCAACATTTTCTGTACTTTCATGTTTCTTTAATTCTTTAATCATTTCTTCTTTGTCTTTAACATACATTATCTTTTGTGCTCTTATTATTGCTGCGTATTGTATTGTTATCTGTTCCCAAAGAATATCAAATTTATCTTTTATAGATATTTCTTGTATCAATTCCCTAGTTTCTTCGGGTAGATATTTTGAGAAGAAACCAAATTTTTCAGCATTCTTATTTCCAGGAGGACCAGTGGCATTTTTATTACCTATGGGTGCACCCCTTTTATTTTTAGGTGCACCTCTCTTTTTCTCACTAGCCCAATTGTATCTTTTAATCCATGACTTTAAAGTGTTTAAACTAATGTCATACTTTGCTGATATTTCCTTTTGTTTCATACCTTTTAAGTAATCTTGTTTTACCTTTTCTTTGACATCTTGCACATCACCACCTCGTTTGTTTGTCGTTTTGGGAATAAAAAAGAACTCTTGTTAGAGTCTATGTATCTAATTAAATTACATTGATTTATTGCAACCTTTTGATTCCCTTTTGATAAATATTATTAGCCCTAAACCTATAATGAACAATGCTCCTAATACAGAGAATATTAACATCATCACTCTTTTTTTCTTTTCTTCTTTTTTAGCTTGATTTTGATTTGCTTTTCTTAATATATTATCAGTTTCCTGTTTAC